ATTGCTAACGAAGTAGCTCTGTTTACAAACATCATGTTTTCTTCAATAGCACCTTGCTTGTCAAACTCAGCTAAGATAGCATCAAATTCAGCTAAATCAGTAGCAGCACTAACACCAGTAACACCAGAAGTTACATTACCTCTAGCTGTAATAGCAGCGAATAAACCTTCAGTACCAACAGTATTAGTACCGTCAGCGCCGTATATAAAGTCTTCAATTACGTTACTAGCAGCGTCAAGACGGTCAATCTCGCCTTCTAACATTGCCATTTCTAAGTAATCAGTAAAACGTGCTCTTGTATCAGCTTCAGCTTTTAAGTACCACATGTAGCCTGATTGACCAGTTTCACCAGTAGTTTCAACCCAACCTATTCTAGCTGTATCAGAACCTGATACCTCGTAGTAATCTTTCATTATAATTGGTTTGTTACTAAAAGTTTTAAAGTCTGGCTCGTTAGCGCCTCTAGTGTCAGAGTGAGTACCACCTTTTTGGTTATAACCAACACCTTTCGCGTACTCAGAACCATAAACTAAAAGAGTAGTTCCTTTGTCAGCTGTGTTTCCTGAAGTTGGTATTGTAGTTGCATCATAAGTTTTAACAGTAATATCGCCACCAGTTGCACCAGTTCCAATAGCTGTTACCATACCTTTATAAACTCCAGTAGCAGCAGCTACTATAACAGTATCATTTAATCTAATACCGTGAGTTAATAAACCATCTGCCGCGAAACCATTTTCATCTATATCACATTGAACAGTGATAACATCGTCCGCATCGATATCACCTTTATAAGAAAGGTGTAAACGACCTTGCTCAGACCAAATAACTTGATCAGCTTGCATCGCTTCTTCAGCTCCTACTTGTGAAAGAAAACCTGATATAGTCCTAGGACCAAATACCTCTGCTTCTTTCTCCATAAGATCTGGTAAATATTGTTGAGCCCAACCCATGTCTGTGTTGAAGTCTAGGTAGTTTGAAACTAGTGTTTGCTGCACTGGAGCAGGTACACTGTTTAAACTACCACCGGGAGTAATTGCCATAATTATTAATTTTTAAATTATTATTTGTTTTTGTTTTTAATTTTAAATTTGAAATCAGAAGTGTTATCACCTAAAACTCTTACTTTAATTCCACCAGCTTGCACCTCGCCGTGTGCTTGTCTAGGTTCCATACTAATGTTTTTCCCCTTTTCAACACTTTGCTTAATAGCGTCTGATTTTCCTTGTTCGTAAAAATGTCTAGCAATAGCATCAGCATTGTTTGCTGTAAAAAGTGATTTATGATAACCTTCAGCATCTTTCATAGTGTTATTTTCATCCAGAAACTTTCCGATAAAATTACTTATGTCGCTTTGATTTTCTCCAACTTTTTTAGCATCTTGAACATTGTATCTATATTTTTTATCTCCGACATTGTATTCAAAACCTTTGAATTCGTCGTTAAAAACTTTATTAGTTTTATCTTGAAAAATAGAGACACGTTCTTCTGTTTGCTGTTTGTTTTCTGCTTCTTCTTTGTTGTATCTATTAAAGAAATCAATTGCTTTTTGTTGCTCATTTGTGAGCTTGCTTCCAGCTTTAATGTCTTCATAGTATTTGGACTTTAACCCGTCCAAGTGGTTTTTAGCGTTGGCAACTTGCTCTTTTAACGCTAGTTTTTTTCTTTTAATTTCTCTTTCGTCATCCGCATCTTCACTGTAAGAGAACTGATCTTCCATAAGGAAGTTAATTTCTTCGTTGTTTAAATGAGGTTTTGTTTTTTTATAATACTCATATAACAAATCTTGATTATCTAACTCGCTGTAATCTTGATTAAGTTTTACATAGTCTTCTAGATCACCTCCAGTTTCTTCTATAAAATCAACTAATTTTTGAACTCCCTCGGGTAGAGGTTTTCCAGTTTCAATCGATTCTTTAATAGCTTCTTTAGCAACACTAGCAACCTCTTCTGTTTCTTTTTCTTCATTAGCAACCTCTTCTAATGTTGCAGTTTCTTGTGCTTCACTTTTCGGTTGTATTTCTTTTTGTTCTTGTGAGGTGTTGGCATCTTCAACGACTGTAGCCACTCCCTCGTTGTCAGTGTTATTTTCTTTAACTTCATTTTCTTCTGGTTTTGTTGGTTTGTTTAAATCAACCTTAGTTATAGTTTCTTCTTCTATAATAGGTTTCATTTTCATTTTTTCTTTAACCTTTGTAACATCTCCTTTTGTTTCGTTACCGTCTGGTTGTTTTTTTATTTTTTCTTTTACTTTTAACGAGCCAGTTTCGCTATTCGCAATTGGCTCTTCTTTTTTCTTTGCCATAATATAATATAATAATAGTTAATAAATTTTTACATATCTAAACCAAAACCTCCCATCATATTATCACTTGTTGTCTCAAAGTTTTTAGGTGGTTTTTGATTGTTTCTTTGATCTATCATTTCGCTTTGTTGAGAAGCTTGAATTCTAGTTCTTTCATCTTTACGATCTTCTTTTTCTTTTTCTTTTCCAGAAGCAACATCTACATCTAATTGTTTTAACTGCATATCATAGTTAAACTCTAACTGCATTAATTGTTTTTTAAGCTCTGTTTCTTGAACCATTGATTGTGCTTTCATTTGAGATTTAGCCTGCTCTAAAGAAATTTGAGACTGTGTTAGCGCTTGTTGTTTTTGAACTTCGGACTGAGCAGCTGCTTGTTGCTGTTGAGCATTAGCTTGCGCTTGGGCTTGAATATTCTCTTGCTGCATTTGTTGGTCTCGTTCTAATTTCTTTTTTCTTCTTATTTTAAGAACTTGGTTAGCTAATTTTACACTTTTAATTTCTCTAAGATCAATAGCATCTTCTAAATCTATGCTTTGCTGTTGAAGAGCCATTTGAATGTTGTTTTCTAACATTTGCTTTTCCTCTTCGTCAGGTGCTAATTCTATAAATATGCCAAAGTCATATAAATGTAAACTACTTATTTCTTTTAAAGTAGCTACATTATGCATGCCAATACTTTTAACAAATGCTTCTGATGTTGGTGAGTATTCTAGTATATCTGATATTCTAAGTGACAAACACTCTGCAACAGAAGCTGTTAAATATAATCCAGATTGTAAAACATGTCTAGTTGCTACATTTGAATTAGCAGCTGCTAGCTTTTGAACACCAACTAAAGAATATTTATCAGGATTACTACCATCTCTAGCTTCGTTAAGACCTGTCACATCTCTAATCATTTGTAAGTAATAATTATAATTACCTATAAGTGCTTGCATTTTACCTCCGGCTCCTTGTCCACCTGATATTTCTTGAATTGGCATTTTACCTGGATTTTGATCTCCTTCTTGTGTGAATGATCTTCCAATAACACTACCAGTTTGAAAGTACATGTTTAATGCTTCTTGTGGATTGTAGTTGGTTCCATTACCTAAATCTATTTCCGCTAAACCATCAGCGTCCATATAAACACCATCTGGAACCATTCTTGATAATACTTGTTGTAACTTTAAATGTGTAAGTTGTATCATATCTGCAAAACCAGTTATTCTACTAACAAGTGATTCTATTTTACCATCGTACATTCTAGGTGCAACTATACTGTAATTCATTTTAACTTTAGTATAATCACTTTTAGGACGCATCATGTTCTTAGACATCTCCCACTTTAAAAGCTTTTCAGTTCCAAGTATCATAGCGCCGTCATAAAGACACTCTATAGATCTAGCAACCTTGCTGTATCCACCTTCCATTCCTTCTGGCGGATTAAAAGTATCATCTTTTTCTATTGCTTTATCAGCACCAGTACCAGTCTCTTTAAATTTATACACTTCGTTCATGTAGGTTTTATAATTAAAATATAATACCTGCACCATGTTGTTATCCTCGTTGCTAGAATTATCTCTACCAATATAATTATCTCTATTATACCGTTTGTTTTTAATTATTTCTTCTAAATCTTCATTTTCTAAGAAGGGAAATTGTTTTACCAGCTCGTTTATAGGAACTGTCTTAACTTCGCCAACGTAATATATATCATCAAAATAAGGGGAATCTGTGTGAGAGTAAACTAGATTAGAAGGGTCTACATAATCTATAACAACTCCTTCTGAGGTATTAAAAGAAGTTTTAACAGCGCCTATACCTATTGTCGCTAAGTCATAGTAATAACGCTTTCTAATTAAATCATAATTACTTCCTTCAAACAATGTATTTAACGCTTGTTCTTCTGCTAGCTCAACACCTTGCTTATATGTTAACTGCATGTGTAGTTTAAGTTCTTCTTCTGTTTGAGGAAGTTGTTCTGGATCGCTGCTGTATAAGTTTATATTAAAAGCTTGCTTAACATAGTCGTTTAATTCTTTCGCACGCATATCTTTTAATATAGCGTCCATATACGCTGTTCTTCTATCAACCCCATACGGGTCTTGAGAATATGCTTTTATATCATAATTTCTCTGTGTCATTCCATTTACTAAAATATCTACAAACTTAGGTATTATAGGTACTGGTTTCCAGTCTAAATTAAGATATGATAAATCTCCGTTAATAGACAATTCGTCTTTATACTTTTGTACAGATTGTTCGCCTCTAGCATACAACCTTAAGTTGTGAAAGCTATTGTGATTATTTCTCCACCTAGTGTGCATAGTGTTTTCTTCAAACCACTCTGACTCTATAGCTTTTGCAACTTTTAAACCATATTCATAACTAACTTTCTCTATGTCGCTTACTACTTGGCTTGGAAAATGACGGTTTTTAAATGTTGACATATTTTATTTTTCTATTATTTTTGACATATTACCTTTATTAGTATATTTAGAAATATGTATTTTTAATTCTGGTTTTTCAATTTTTGCGTTTGGTGCATAAAGATGTCTATTACAAGCCATTATTGCTAATCCAGAGCTTATTGTTGCGTCGTACTTTGTTCTTTTGTTTATATCAAACCTACTCCAATCGTTTAGTAATTCATTAAAATACAAGTCCCCATGAGAACCATCTTGTTGTATTCCAACGTGGTTTTGAATATACATTTCAATTGCCGCGGCATGAGCTTGTTTTATATCCTCACTAGAGTTAGGTATACCACCAACTTCTTTTTCTGCTACAGATAATTTATTCCAAAGTTTATCAGGTCTATTCATACTAAAACCCCTGTAACCTCTACGTCTTAAATAATATAAAAGACGTGGTTTATTGTTCTCTGCAAGTATTGGCATTCCATAAAATACTATTGCCATCAACATATCTTCAAAAAACATTTCAGCTGTAGGTGGTCTTGATAAGTATTCTAAAAAAAAGCTATTTGCAGGAGCGTCTTCCATGCTAAACTTAGTTAATCCATGTAAAGCGCCTTTCGAACCTTTACCATCTACAGTTCCTGATATATCATAAGAGTCACAACCAAATGCTCCCATGTGTTCATTACCAGGGTATTTTACACCGTTTTTAAGTATTATTTTACTTTGCAAATGTTGAGGTGGTACCCAACTAACTTTAAATCTACCTTTTTGATCAGGATAAAATATAACTTGAGTGTCTTTAACTCCTCCAGCCCATTGGAAATTACCATTTGTAACTCCTAATGTTCTACCCATTTCCTCATTGTAATCTATCTGCTCGTATATTTTTACCAAGTTAAATATACTATTTTTAGCTTCATCTCTAAACGCGTGCTCTGTAGTTTTAGGAAACTGTCTATAAAACTCGTTTAATGCGTCGTGATCACTTTTTAAACCATCGGCTTCGTTTTGCCAATGTTCAATAATGCCTACATCTATTAATTCACCGTCTGGTCCGACAACATCATCACTTGGATTATCAAAGACTGGATATCCGTATTCATCAATAAATCCTTCGTAGTTCCATTCCATTGGGATAAACAAAGAATATAAACCAGATTTTGTTTGTCCATTACGATTTCGTTTTGTAACATCTGAAGCGTTATATAATTTTTTAAAGTTGTCCCCACCTTTGTCTAATGCGTTTGAAGTTGAGCCCATCATGCACTTACCAACTATTCTACTACCTAATCGTAAACACGTTTTTGTAACTCTCCAGTTGTTTAATATATTATCGGGTCTTTCCCACTTACCACTTTCATCATGTACTAATAAATTTAGTTTTTCACCATCATAACTATTATCACCAGTATTTTTCCAATCAATAGTTGTATCTAATCCTTGTATATCTTCTAACTTTTCGTTAGTTGTGATTTTTTTCCTTGTAAACTTACTAGCTGGCACTCTATATGCTAACTCTGTTTTTGGACGATCCATACCGTCTTGAATAGGTTTAAAAAAGAAGGGATAGTTTATACTAATAGGTACAACTTTATCAGTAAACATTTTTTTTGCATCAGAACCTGTTTTAGAAAGTATACCGTATCTAGCGTCTGTAGCTAATGTAGCTAGATTGACAGTTTCAGCAGAAGACATAAAAGAAAAACCAGATCTACGATTTTTTAAGTAAGACATACCGTAACATCTTTTATCTGCTTTACAAGCTTCCCAGAATATATAAAATAACCTATTTGCTTCTCTAAAATCTGGAGCTCCAACATCGATCTTGCTCCATTGTAGGTACATATAATGAGTACCTGTTAAATATGTTGATTTACCATTGTTAGTAAACCAAAATCCTTCTTCTCTTCTTCTAAATTCTTCGTCTATATAATCAAACCATTGTTCTTTTGATTCTTCTGGGTAACTTCTCCAGTCAAATATATTTTTTAAACGATCTAGTTCTTTAGGTTGTTCAAATTTTACCCATTTGTTTTTAGGGTGCAAGTACACGTTTTTTGGTTGCAACGGTAGAGCGATTCGCAAGTTTTGTATTTCAAGTATTTCACCAATTTTACCAGTTTTTGATATAACGATGACATCATGTTCTTTATCATATCCATATTTCCATTTTTTAGATTTGTTAAGCCGACTAATAGTCGTGCGTTTAATAGGTTCTATTGTTTTAACTAAATTTTGCTCGTACATTACCTAGATCTACCTTCTGCGAATCCTTTAAAAGCTTTTTTCTCTGTCTCTTCAGGTGTTTTTCCCTCAAGCAAGTTTTCTTCTTCTTGGATTCTGTTAAGTATTTCAAATGCGTCAAATATAGCTAGTTTTTTAGTTGCTGCTGCATTTTTAAGTCTATCTGCTGATATATCATCATCTGAATCTACAATAGGTTCTTTAGCAACTTTAATCAATTCATCTACTGCTCTCTGCCCAGCTAGGATTATATTCTTCTTCGTTTCCTTGATATTCATATTTAATTGTAATAAAATTAGATAAAACTCTATATAGTCTTTCACTATCCACTATAAATTCGTATTCACTATTTGGTCTAAAACCAACTAGATCTCCAACCTTAACCGTACCGTCTGAATATTTAACAATACCTTGTAAAGGTCTTTCTGATTCAATATTAAATTGATCTATTGCTTTTAAAGGTTTTACAAAACAATAACCTTTTGGAGCTATCCACTTTTTATTTCTTTTGTATAAAAAAATTTGATCGTGGTTTATAAAGTAAGTATCTTCATTGAAGTATGCTTTACTATTTCTTTCTACACCCTTAACATCATTCCACCTTCTAAAAACGTTGTGGTGCACTATAACTGTATCTTCTGGTTTTATGTCTGTATTACCAACTTTTGGAATAGATTTAACAATGGCCTCTCTATTTGTAAACTCATGTCTATAAATATCAGTATTTAATATCAACTCTGAATCTCCAACTTTTTTACTATTATTATATCTCCCTCCTTTTGGCGTTACAACAAAGTTGTAAACACTTTTCATTTTTTAACTTTTTTAAAACCTAAAGCTATTAATATAGCTGCTATTATACACACTGGACAGGGACACATATTTAATACTCTAAGTTATACTCTACAGATACAGCCATGTTTTTATTAAAGTCTTTCCAAGGCAGTACATCTTTATTTTTTTTAATATAGATAGAGTACTTGTCATCTTCCTCTATAATGTCACAAATAGTATGACCACCATACACTTCTTGCCCCACGGCATAGTGCATAGCGTCATTTTTGTAATCTTTACCTACACTAATCTTTCTTATTAACTTCGCCATTTTCTTCACTGTTAGGGTAAGCTAATTCACCAGTTTGTATATTTACATTGTCAGTACCGTAAGTCTTCATAAAATCTTCTCTCAAGCCTTGTATTTGTAATTGAACTTGATCAACGTTACTCATCACACTATGTTTCTGCATTTCAATTCTTCCTATGTCAGCAGTTAATCTATCCATAGTTCTTATCGTGTTTTGTAAACGAGTTAATTCTTCTTCGTTTATTTTTTCTGGTTTAGTAAAATCAATTACTTCTTCTTTTTTTGCTTTAGTTTTTGTCATGTTTATTTAATTTAAGTTAATTTAATTGTTTTATTTTTCAAATCCTAATACTAATGTTAAAGGATGTAAGTTGTATACGTTGTCATTATTTTCTATAGCGTCAGTGTTAGCCGCTGTTAGTGTTACTTGTGTAGTACTATCTACAGTAGCAACAGTACCTATAACAGCGTCGTCTTGAGCGTGAAGAACATCACCAATAGCAAAGTGCTCTCGTATATCAGTTGTACCGTCCAGCGTGATAACCGTTTGAGCTCCTGCGTCAAAACTATCTTCATTAATAGCGTTTGCTGTAGATGGACTATCGCCCCAATTCCAATTTCCATTAGATATAATACCTACATATATAGTATCAAGACCTACATTGTCTCCACTATTTGGATCACCTTCTAAAATTAAAGGTAAACCACCTTGTTCTTCATTTCCATTATTACTAGTTGATGCTATAGATGTACCATTAGTTACGTTTATACCAAAAAAACCATCATCAAGTCTAATAAACCCTGTCACGTCAGGCATTGGAAAGTGGGTAACAGCTCCACCAACAGTTCCTAAAGAAAACGTATCTGTTTTTGCAAAGTATATTTCACAATTAAAAATATTAGTTGTTGGTGTTGAATTACCTTTTGGTCTTGCTAATAAAGTTAAATTTCTTAGACAAGACACGCCTTTTGGAACTTGTATAGGCTGCCAATCTGCTATAAGATTACCAGCTGAAATCACTCCAGCGTGTTGAACAGAAGCTGGTATTGATATTTTTTTTGTTACGGTAAAATATTTATTTATCATTTTATTTTTTTACTTTTTCTAGTGATCTACCGCCAAAGTAAGCACCGATCACTGTTATTAATACTAATTGAAGTAAATCAACCCAACTAGATTTGACTTCGAAATTTAATGCACCTGCGTCTATAAATATTAATAGCATGGTGCATACTATTAAAAATATTAATACTAGTGGCCTAACGTTTTTACTAAGCCACGAATCTGATTTTAAATCTGCCTCCCATCTTCTAGTAATGTTCTTTTCCATTTCTATTTGATAGCTAGCAATTAACTCTTTTATTTTTCTCTCTGCCTCAAGCTTTTCTTCAGCAGACGTATGTAGATTATCTACAACGCCACCTATGCCTTTAACTAATTCTGCAGCTCCACCTGATAATAATTTTCCTAGCATAATTATTTCTTCTTGTTTGGTTTTCTATTTCTAATAATATCAGCTTCGTGTTGAAGTTTTTTAGCATTAGCTAAGTGTTGCTTCTTTTCTTTGCCTTTAGCACTTTCAGCATCACTTCTAGCAAATTCAGCTCTATCTTCTAAATCAATAATTCTTTCGCTTTTATCTTTACCTTTATAAATCCACGTTCCTTCCATTTCTCCTTTTTGGAGTTTAATATTTTCCTTAGGTATTGGTCCTTCTTGCTTAGCTGGAGATTTTTTCTTTTTAGGAACAGGTTTACCTTGTTTTCTCCAAATAGCTTTACCTTTCTCGTCTAAGTCTTCATATCTAACCACGTCTTCACGTTGTTCTTTTAAAAACTCTATATCTTTTTTTGTATAACTCTTTGGATATGTTTTTGTAGTATCTGCTTTTTGTTTAGCTGGAGATACTTTAAATCCGCTAAAACCTTTCATTTTATATGCCATAATTTATTTATTTAATGTTGTTCCCAAGGGAAATCTTTACTACCTTCTGGCGTCCACTCTCCTTCATACAATATCATGCCCTGCGCCCTTGGGTATTCCATACCATTGTATTTGATCCAATTGTCGTCATACTTTAACTTACCAATTTTCATGTCAGTTAAATGTTTTACCTCGTGAGTTAATATTTGCCTTTCTTCTTTGCTTCCTTCTTCTACTGATGTACTTATAAATATAGTACCATCATCGTTTGCCTCTCCTTGTATTCCCTTACCTAGCTCTTTTCTATACAAAGGCGTTCCAGGACAAGCTTCTTCACCTGTGTGAAAACGTCCTGTAGAAGTTTTTTTATGTTTTTGATTTGGTAATTTAAACATACTAATCTAAATCTCCTTCTAAATTTATATTTTTCTTAGAAATGTTTTCTACAGATTTTGTTTGGTTTTCTGTTTCTTGACCATCTTCTTTCTCATCCTTATCCATGAACTTGCTAACAACACCTTTAGCACCTTCGTGTATACCTCTAGCGGCTTTAGCCCAACCTGGTTCTCTAAAATCTAATTCAGTTTTGTTAAGAGCTGCTTGAGCTTCAACAACTGCTGAGTCACTGACTTTAGCCGGAGATGAATTTCCGTGACCATAAAAGGCAGAGCCTTTCATTTTATAATCTGTGTTTTTTGGAAAATTTGGCATATTATCTATCTTTATCTTTTATCATATCATCTATAGCTTTATTGTAAAC